CCCTTTTCCACATGCTCTATAGCAATAACTTCCGCCTTATTACACCTACATTTTCTACCACCCGCCGCAGATCTTTTTGCATCACTAGGTATACGGAGAGTCACTAATACATAATATGTTTCTGGTTGGCTCCGCTTTCCATTTTCCCAAACAGCTATTTTATATCCTATAAATTCTCCTTCATCCGGACAAGCCATGGGCATGTATGGAACATTGATACAATCTTCCATACAATTCGGACGAAAATAATTCGGCATATCAGCCATGGTAAAATCACATTTTCTAAAACCACAGTCAACAAAAGGAACATAATCGAGAAAAGTATTTGCAAACTTACAATTGACAAACTTACATTCTACAAATGACTGCATACGGAATGATGCGCCTGTAAAATCACAGTCCATAAATGTAGTGTGTTCAAAAAGATTTTCTTTAAAAAGGCTTCGCTTAAAGGAAATATGAACAAAACATGTTCCCTCAAATTTGTTTTTTGTAAAGATCGCTTTATCAAAAATAGAATTTCTTATTTCTGAAAATCTAAAATTACTTTCTGAAATCATTAAATCGTCGTAATCTGATAAATTAAGGTTAGATAGCTGCGTGCAGTCAGCATAAAAAATGACTGTACTCTCTTTAAATCTACTTATTTTACTCATTTTTTACCTTTCTTCACTCATCACAACAAAAAGAAACTCCAAAAGCAATAAGTGTAACCCCCAATAATAAACTGCCAAAAGAACCATTTTGGGTATATGTATATAAATTTATAGCACCTAATATAAAATCACAAATTGCAACAATATAATTCATGCGGCCGGCGGTTGTACGACGATTTATCTAGTTTAATCTAGATTTAATCGGACTCCCGCGCCTCCTTTCTATCTTATTCTTCTTTTGTTAATCTTCGAAAGTTTTACAGGAACTCTTGATATATTTTTAATACTATTCTACTATATTTGTTTTTTTACTGATAAAGTAGGAGAAGAAACCTATTTTGCGGGATTTTCTTTTTCCTCTTGATACTCTTCACAAATTTTTATATCTTTTTTAACAAAAAGGCTTTTCTTTTTCTTACAATAAAAAAGAGATGAAATGCAGTTTTCTTCTGTATAATATTTACAAGATTCACAGGTTTTCTCTTGTTCTTTAGGTGCTTTTAATCCAACTATGTTATCGGCAATAACAGGACCTGTGGAATTTCCGTTAATAATAACTACTTCACTAGCTTTAATAGGACCATTTACATTACCATAAACGATTACAGTTTGAGCATTGATATTTCCGTTAATATCACCTTGACTCTTTAAAATCCATTTTCCATCTTTAATATCTTTATCAATCCCAGTAATTTTTGTAACATAATTATTTATCATTATTTTTATTCCTTCTCTATTATTTATAAAAAAATTATAACATTTATTTTTTAAAAAATCAAATCATTGCTCATTTGGACAAGACTTGACAATCAAAAATTTTTTTGTTATAATAGAATATAAGGATGAGAGAAAGGAGTTCCTATAATGCAAGAAAAAAATGATAACGCTATCCTTCCTGAAGATGACGCTGTAGATACGCAAGAGTTAAAACTTGATTATACGATCTAGTCACCAGAGGAGCGAAATGAATTAGTAAAAAAGATTGTAGAATCCTTACCTCCCTAGAAGTTAACGAATAGATACTTAGAAATATTAGCAGATTATATTATATTTGCAAAAACGAAAGAGTAGAGAAAAAAACAAGAGTCTATTAATACTGAAAATAGAATGATAACAATAAATAAACGATAGACTTCATTTTAGGGACTAGTAGGAAAATTTGAAAATGGAGAAGATGGAGTATATAACTTATTTACAGAAGATAAGAATATCATCTTTACTCCAAAGATTTCAATTACAGAAGAAGATTTAGCGGAGATTCCTGCTTTACGAGAATTACGTGCGGCTATTGAAGAGGTTTAGAAACTTTAGAAAACAGCTCGTGGTAAACGTAAATATCTTCTTAAAAAACAAATCATTTAGATGCGGCAAGACCAATATGTTATAAAAACATCTTTTAAACAGCCTATTTTTTGTCTTAATGCCGTTAAAAACTTTAGCTCGATGAGTTTCGATGATAATATTTCCATATCTTCAGATGGAAAAATAAAAGATAAGAGTTTAATATCTTTTATGAATCCAAAACACATTTCTGCTCTCTTAAGAAATTACTCCCGATTAAAAGAAGATTGTTACGGAAAATTTTATACCGATGGATATTATATGATGGAAGTTTTGGATGAGCTAGTGGACAAAACTTTAAAAGAAAAATATCCACTTTATTATAGTTTATTGATATATAAAATAGATGGAAAATCTAATTTAGAAATTCAAGATTTGTTAAAAAAAGAACATGGAATAAAACATTCAGTTGAATATATTTCTTCTCTTTGGCGAAATAAAATTCCAAAACTAATTGCAGAACAGGCCGAAATTGATTTTTTACATTGGTATTATTTAGAAAAAGAAAAAGGGAAATGGAAAAAATGTTCCCGATGTGGAGAAGTGAAATTAGCACATAATAAATTCTTTTCTAAAAATAATTCTAGTAAAGACGGATTTTATTCAATCTGTAAATAGTGCAGAAATAAAAAGAAGAGGATAGTTCCGAAACCACAAGTTATAAAATATATAAAAATTGAAAACGGAACTATAATGAAGGAGGAAATATGGCGAAAAAGAAATGTAGTAAATGCTAGCGAGTAATGGAAGATTTAAAATTCTATTCTAAAAAGAATGGAGACAAATTTGATATGTGTAAATAGTGTTTAACTATGCACGTTGATAATTATAATGAAGATACTTTTTTATGGATAATAGAATAGGCGGACCTTCCTTGGGTACCTAGTGAATGGAACGCTATTAGATAGAAATAGTATGCCAAAAAAGGTAGAAAAATGAATGGAATGAGCGTTGTCGGAAAATATTTTTCTAAAATGAGATTAAATCAATGGAAAAAATATAATTGGGCAACAAGCGCAGAAGCACAAGAAGAAGCTAATCTTAATAAAGAGTTTAAAGAAGAGCAACAAAAGCAAATGGAAGAAAAATTAAAAGAAGATTTTGAGAAAGGTGAAATTACTTAGTCTCAGTATCGGACTTTAGTTTCTTCTAGTTTTCAAAAGTAGCATTAGTATATGATGCGGCCGGCAGGTTAGGAAGAGGATCCGGTTGGTAAAGATAATGCCTTTAGATAGGAGTATTTTTTATCGGAAGAAGATTTACCCGATCCCGCGGCTGAATTAACAAAAGAAGATAAACAATATTTAGCAATGAAATGGGGAAGAAATTATAAACCTAGTCAATGGTTATTGCTTGAAACTAAATATACTTAGATGATGAATTCGTTTGATATTCAAGATGCAGATAGTAAAAATACATTAATGTTTATCTGTAAAACGTATTTAAAAATGGATGAAGCAATTGATATAGGTGACGTTGAAAGTTATCAAAAACTATCCCGTGTTTATGATCAATTACGTAAGTCTATGAAAGTAACGGCCGCACAAAAGAAAGAAGAGAATAATCAGTTTATAGACTCAGTTGGCTAGTTAGTTGCCTTTTGTTAGAAATAGGGACATCAAATTCCAGAATTTTAGATAAAAGCTCCTCTTGATATAGTTGATAAAGTTATAAACGATATGAAAAGTTATAACAGGACATTAATTTATGAAGATAAGGCTCTTGCTAGACAGATTGAAGATTATATTAAAGAGGCGCGGGCTGCGGCTGAAAAGAAGAAAGATCGAGATACTGCCAAGGAAAGAGGTTAGGATTATTATACGATAACAGATCAAGATATTTTAGATTACAAAGACTTCCTTTATTCTGAAAAACTATAGACAGAAAAAGAAATAAATGGGGAGAAAGATAATAAAAGACGTACATGCGGATTAGAAGAAGTGAATGTCTTAAACAATCCAACGTTTTTAAAAGAAATTATCATTCCTACTATGAAAAAGGAGGGTAAATAATGAGTCTTATTGATATTTTAGATCAATATATTTAGCATGATACTAAAAAACAAGGTTTATCTGAAGAAAGACTCCTTGACCAATTAGATAATTTAAGATATTTAATTAGTTTTTTTAGAAAATATCCTGATCTTTTAGTAGATTATATGAAAGGACCAGATAGCACTTTTAATTTTTATTTTTATCAAAGAGTTTTCCTTAGGATAGTTATGCGGCACCGATACGTTTATGCAACGTTTCCGCGTGCGTATTCCAAATCTTTTTTATCTATGATGGCATTAATGTTAAGATGTATGTTATATCCTGGAGCACAATTGTTTGTTACTACAGGCGGAAAATAGCAGGCGGCATCCATCACGGTAGCGAAAATAGAAGAAATATGTAAATTAATTCCAGCTCTAAGCAATTAGATTAACTGGAATCGTGGTGTTTCTAAAAAATCTAAAGATGATGTTAATTATGTATTTAAAAATGGCTCTGTCATAAATATCTTAGCAGCAAAAGAAAGTAGTAGAGGACAAAGACGTACAGGCGGATTAATGGAAGAATGTGTATTAATTGATCAGACTGCATTAAACGAAATCATTATCCCTACTACAAACGTTAATAGATTACTTCCTGATGGAACCCGACATAGCGAATAGATAATTAATAAATCACAAATTTATATAACGACCGCAGGTTGGAAGAATTCATTTGCGTATGATAAATTAATAGAACTTTTAATTCGTAGTTTAATATAGCCAGATGAAGTTATGATTATGGGAGGAACTTATGAGACTCCTATTACAGAAGGGCTGCTTGATGAAGATTTTGTATAGCAGTTAAAATTGGCAGGAACTTTTAATGAAGATTCGTTTGATAGGTAGTATAGAAGTGTATGGTCAGGAGATGCAGAAAATGCGTTCTTCTCTGCTTAGAAATTCGATAAGTATCGAACACTTAGACAACCGTAGTACGAATATAGCGGCCGCACCAGTAAAAATGCTTACTATGTCATTGGAGTCGACGTAGGTCGTATTGGATGTACAACCTAGGCTACTATTTTTAAGGTGACGCCGCAACCTCAAGGAGTTGCTTTGAAGTCTCTTGTTAATATTTATACTTATGAAGCAGAGCATTTTGAATAGCAAGCTATTAATATAAAACAATTATATTATAAGTATAAAGCTAGATCAATTGCATTAGATACTAATGGACTTGGTATTGGTCTTTTAGACTTTATGGTAAAAGCTCAAGAGACACCAGACGGTTAGTATCTTCCACCTTTTGGTATTTAGAATGATGATTAGGGTGTTTATAAAAAATATTTTAAAGGTGTAAATGATGTTTAGAAAGATGCTATTTTCCAAATTAAGGCTAATGCCCCTATTAATACATAGGCATATTCATTTGCTCAAACTCAAATGTCAAGTGGTAAGATAAAATTTTTAATAGATGAGGCTGAAGCAAAGGCTAAGTTAATGGAAACAAAACAAGGTCAAAATATGACGCCTGATAAAAGAAATGAATATTTAAAACCTTTTGTTCTCACTACCATTTTAAGATAGCAAATGTTGAATCTTGTTGAAGATAATGAAGGTGTTAATATCATTTTAAAACAAGAAAATAGAGGTATTAAAAAGGATAAATTTTCTGCTTTTGTTTATGGGTTATATTATATTAAACAAGAGGAAGATAGAAGAAAAAAGAGAAAAGGAAGAGATATTAGTAAACTTCTTTTATTTTCTTGAGGACATTTTTTGAAAAGAAAAAATATTATTTTTTTAAATATAAATGTAAAAACAGAAAGGAGAAATATATTTTTATGAGAAGTTCACGAGCAGAAATAAAGATAGAAGAAATTTTGTCAAATGCAGGCCTTAACTTTAAAGAAGAGTATAGTTTTCCTGATCTAATAGGGCAGGGAGGTCATGCCTTAAGGTTTGACTTTGCTGTTTTTGATGACGATGATGAATTGGAATTTTTGATTTAGTATCAAGGAATCCAACATTATAAAGCAAAAAGTATCTTTGGCGGTGTTTCTGGGTTAAATAAGCAACAATATTATGATATGCAGAAACGTTAGTATTGTAAGAAGCATGGAATTAAATTAATTTTAATTCCGTATTGGGATGAGAATTTAATTACATACGATTACATTATGGAAAAAGCAGATATTTTTTAATGAAAGGAAAAGGTGACTTCTTTGATTAATAGAGCAGCAGAAATAAGAAAACAAAATTTAATGCTAGAAGGCACCGGCAATGGGAGATTAGATTATTCAAAAATAAGAGTGGGGACTAAAACACTTGAAGATGCAATTTTAAATATTGGAGAATATAAAAGAATCAATCCTATTCTTGGTGATAAGAAAGAAGTATTAATGGCGATTAATACTGGTAACATAGAAAGAATGAGGTAGATTTCTAATTTCTTTTATAAGACTAGTGGAATATATGCTAGATTATGTAAATATATGGCATATTTATATAAATATGATTGGTTTATCACTCCATATATTGAAAATTGTGAAGGTCTACTTGATCAGGATAGCGGTCTGGGTGACGTCGGAACGGGCTAGACTTAGGTAGATAATAAAGCCCGCAAGAAACAATTTGCTAATTTCTTTAAAGTATTAAAATATTTTGAAGCATTTGAAGTAAAAAGATTTTGTGGAGAAGTTGCTTTAAAAGTTATTAGAAATGGTTGTTATTATGGATATTTAATTCCTAGACCAAATCGAATGACTGTTCAAGAATTACCTATTAAATACTGTCGTACTTGTTATAAGGTTGACAATAGACAAGTTGTTTAGTTTAACATGCACTATTTTGATGATTATTTCCATGATGAAAGACAGCGGCAAGCAATTTTAAAATTGTTCCCACCAGAGTTTAAAAAGGGATATAATTTATATCGTAAAGGTAAATTAATACCAACTTTTCCTGGTGATACTCCAGGATGGTATTTATTAGACCCTAAAAGTACAATTAAATTTAATCTTAATGATTAGGATTATCCAGCTTTTATTTCTGTTATTCCTGCTATTATCGACTTAGATAATGCTAAAGATTTAGATAGAAAGAAAATGGCTCAAAAATTAATGAAGATTATTATTCAAAAAATGCCATTAGATAAAAATGGTGATTTAGTATTTGACATTGATGAAGTTGGAGAATTTCATAATAATGCAGTTAAGATGCTTACAAGAGCAATAGGAGTAGACGTTTTAACTACTTTTGCGGACGTTGATGTTGCTGATATGTCAGATCGAGGTACAACAACAACAGTAGACGAACTGATGAAAGTTGAAAGAGCTGTCTTTAATGAAATGGGTACTTCTCAATAGCAATTCAATAGTACTAGTAATACGGCTTTAAATAACTCTATTCTTAATGATGAAGCATCTATGTATAATCTTTTAGTACAGTTTGAGTCGTTTTTAAATTTGATGCTTGAACAATTTAACAAGTCTCCAAAGAAATGTTATTATCAAGCACAGTTTTTAACAACTACTATCTATAATTATAAAGATTTAGCAAAATTGTATAAAGAACAGGCACAAATGGGATACAATAAAATGCTACCTCAAGTAGCACTGGGACAAACTCAAAGTTCAGTATTAGCTAATGCGTACTTTGAAAATGATATATTAGATCTCGTCCGTGTATTTGTTCCTCCGCTTACTTCTAATACAATGAACGCTGAAGCTTTGCAGGCGCGGTCTGCGGCTTCACGCGGAGGTTCGGGTCAAACAGGAAAAACTCCAGGTCAATCTGGAGAAGGGGCCGGCCGCCCTTAGAAATAGGATAATCAAAAAAGTGAAAAAACATTACAGAATAGAGAAAGTATGTAAGGGGGTAAAATATGAGTTTAGCGCATAAAAGTGTAGCGACGATAAAAAATCCAGAGTTCATTAATCTTACTCCTCTTGATATTAATCCCTTAATGTCCGCATGTGAAATTAAAGTTTTTTATATTGGACAAAACCGTAATAAGAGTTTTATTTCTAAATAGGTTGCTACTTAGATGGCAAAAACTCTTAGAGGCGCTCCTATTGTTGGGTATTATAAACCAGATAAAGAGGATTTTACAGATCATGGTGAAGAAATAACAATTGATGGGGATGGTGTTCATTTTAAAAATAACACTAAGCCATATGGATTTGTAGCTCCAGATGCAAAAGTCTGGTTTAAAGATTTTGAAGAGGAAGATGATTTTGGAAATCCCATAATTAGAACTTATCTAATGACCACTGGATATTTGTGGGAAGGTCAATTTGAAGAAGCCAAAAAAGTTTTTGAAGATGATGGAAAACCTCATTCAATGGAATTAGATGAAAAAAGTTTAAAAGGACATTGGGCAACAAACCCAAAAAATAATATGGAATTTTTTATTATTAATGACGCAATATTTGAGAAACTCTGTATTTTAGGAGATGAAGTTGAACCTTGTTTCTAGGGTAGTGGTGTAACTGCTCCAGAGGTTAGTGCAACTTTTTCTCTTGATGATAATTTTAAGCATACTCTGTTCACTATGATGGAAGAATTAAAGTATGCTTTAGAAGGAGGCAATACTATGGCAAAAGTAGCTGAAGCTTCAGTAAATGAGACTGTTACTACTGTAGAACCTGAAGTAACAACAGAATTTACTGAGAATCAAGTTAATGAGAATGAGTCTTCATCTAGTGAGCAAGCGCCTACTTCAGAATTTAAAAAGGATGATGAAGAGGACAAAAAAGAAAAAGAAAATCCTTCTGAAAATGAGGATGATAAGAAGGATGAAGACAATGGCGGAGGTACTTCTGGTTCAGATGATGACTCTGCTGATGACAAAGAAAAGAAAGATGATGAAGAAGATAAGAAGAAGAAATTCACTGTCCTTGAACAGGAATATAATGAGTTGCAATCTAGTTATGCTTCTTTGAAGGAAGAAGTTGAAGAACTAAGAACTTTCAAGAAAAAAATAGAGGACAAAGAGAAGGACGACCTTATTAAAGATTTCTATATGCTTTCTGATGAAGATAAGAAAGATGTTATTGAACATAAGAGTGAATATTCATTAGAAGATATTAAATCTAAATTGGCAGTAATTTGCTTTGAAAAGAAGGTCAATTTTAATTTAGATACTTCTTCTGAAAATGAAGAATCAACAGTAGAAGAGGATGAAAATCCTGTTACTACTTTTGATATTAAGGTAACTGAAGATTCAACAGTTCCTGAATGGGTTAAGGCGGTTGAATCTGCAATGAATAGATATTAATTAGGAGGATACTTAATATGGCTGTAGAATTACAAAGAATAGGCTATGGACAAGTAGAACGTCAGCACATGGCTGCTCCCCATAATGGTCAAATCTATGCTCAACTTCCTGCTCTTGATGCTGAAGGTAAGCCAATTACACAGCTTGAGAATGGACAGTTTTTAAAATATGATTACGCAAATGGTAAAGCATGGGTTGGTACAGCAAGTGATGGCAAAGAGTGGTTTATGGTATATAATGAAGAAAAATTATATGATGAAAGACGCCAAAATCATAAAGATTTTGCTATGTTAGCAAAAGATATGTCTGACGGAAAAATTTATCCTAGACTTTTAAGAACCTTTGTTGGTGATGTTTTTACAACAAATACTTTTAAAGGCACAAAAGAAGGTTCTGAAAACCTCGTAACAGTAAATGGAGATAATGATAAAATTACCATTTCTGCACTTGCTATTGGTGATTATGTAACAATTGGATCTGATGGTTGGTTAACTGGCGCTGGCAAGACAATGCCTACAGGAACTGGAATTGTTTTCCAAGTTGTCCCTCATTTTACACAAATGAATTTACCTACAGGAACAACAGCACCAGATTACACATTACCTGATAAACAATGGGCTGTAAAGCTTCAGAGAGTACGTTGATAAGGAGGAAATGACGATGGCTTTAGATAAAAATCAACTTTTAGCATTAGCTAAGGCTACTGCTCGTGCTTCATTAAATCCTTCAGTTGCGTTCGCTTGGGGCGATAAGAAATTAACGTTTGAAGCTCTTAATGAAGTTTTTCAAAAAGAAATGAATGAACTTGCTGGTACATATGCTTTGTACCGTGAGAATAAGAATACAATTTTCAGACTGATTGAAGAAGGTCTTGATGAAATTCTTCCTGCAAAAGTTATGCAGAATTATGGTCAGTTTGCTGATACTAAGACTTATGCACAAGGTGACAAGCCTGTGTTCCGTGTAAGAGTTAGTGAATACTCTAAGAAGAGAGCAAAGAGTTTCGTAACAAGAGTTGGTCTTGCTGGTAGATACGAAACATTCAAGCTTGATGGATACACAATGGAAGTCAACATGGCTGCATATGGCGGAGCTGCTGAAATCGGTTTCGAGGAATTCCTTGATGGTCGTATTACAATGGCTGATGTTTATAACTTAGTTCTTGAAGGCCTTGACGAAGTTGTTTATAAAGAAATTGCTAAGGCTATGGAACAATTAGCAGATAGCACAAATATTCCTAGAGCTAATAAAGTTAGAGGCAATAGATGGAATGAAACTGAGTTTGATCGTTTAATTGCTACTGCTGATGTATATGGAAAGAGTACTGTTTATTGTACTTATGAATTTGCAGCAACTATGCGTCCAGCTGATCCAAATGCTCTTTCTGATAGAATGAAGGAAGACCTTTGGAACAATGGTACATTTGCTAATTATAAGGGTCATACAGTAATTATCCTTCCTCAGAGTTTTGAGGATGCAGATAATGAAGTTAAGGTAATGGATCCTTCAATTGCTTGGATTATTCCTACTGGTGCAGAGAAGCCTGTAAAGGTTGCTTTTGAAGGAAGTTCAGCAGTTAGAGAAGTAGAAAATGATGACTGGTCAAGAGAGATTCAGACATACAAGAAGATGGGTGTCGCTGTTTATCATGTAAATCCTGGTATTTGCGTATATAGAAATACTTCTTTAAAGAAGACTAATTTACCTAGCGAAACAAGTTCAGATTATACAGACAATTGGTATGATTTAAAAAACTAATTGACGGTGCCGAAAGTAATGTCGTCGGCACCGGGCAAGCTGATCATATGACATTAAAAGATTAACAAAAAGGCTTAAATATTTGAAATATAATATTTAAGCCTTTTTTTACTAGAGAGATAAAAGGAGTTTTTAAGATGGAAAAAGAAAAAATGATTGGTGTTCATAATAGAGATAATGCAACTGTTTTTTATGATATTCCAGAAATGAATGGATTACATAGAGTTTTTCAACCGAATGAGAGAAAAGAAATTTCATTAGAAGAATTAATTAAATTATCTTATGAACCTGGCGGAATGGCTCTTCTGCGGGATAGCTTAGTTATAGAAGATAAAGGTGTGGTTGCTCGAATTTTAGGACATGTAGAGCAAGAGTATGATTATACTCCTGCTGATGTAAAAAAACTATTAGTTGAAGGTTCTTTAGATGAACTTTTAGATTGTTTAGATTTTGCTCCAGAAGGAGTGATTGAAATTGTGAAATCTATGGCAGTCGAATTACCTTTAAATGATATTGCTAAAAGAGAAGCAATATTAGAAAAAACTAATTTTAATGTAACTAATGCGATTCAAATTAAAAAGGATACTGAAGCTGATATACCTCAGCCTGCGGCCGTCCCTACAAAGAGACGAGTTGTTAAGAAAGCTGAATCTAGTCCAGCCGAAGAAACCAAGACCCGCCGCGTAATTAAATAATAAATTAGGAGGTGTATGATGGATGAGATGAATTATACACCTTTCTCTGTTGTTTATGACAGTTTTCTTTCAAAAATTACAGATGATATGTATATGGAATTAACTCCTTAGGATACTGATAAGATTTTATAGGAACTTTTAATTTCTGCTTTACCTAAATTTGAATTCCCAAGACAGAATCTTTAGTATGAAGAAATGCCAATAGAAGGGGAATTTGATGAAATAGGAGAACCATTTACAACACAATGCTTTGTAAATAAATTAACTCAATAGGAAGTAAATATAATTGCAACTTATATGATTGTAGAATGGTTAGGGCAGCAATTAGCTACTATTGAAAATACTCGTATGAAATATAGCGGAAGTGATTTTAAATTTACTTCTCAAGCTAACCATATGCAAAAAATTCTACAATTAAAGAAAGATTACGAGAGAGAGGGATTCCACTTACAGAGACTATACAAAAGACGCAAGAAAGATCCTGAAAGTGGAATTTATAAATCAACAATTAGCTCTATAATGGAGAAACAACCTAAAGGAGGAACTGGCGAATGGAACAAGTGGTTTTAACTTTAGGTATTTCTATCAGTAAGAGTGCAATAGATGGTAATTTAAAAAGAATTATAAATCAAGTTTATAAATTACTTCCTTTAAGAGAAGAAGGAAAAAATTGGGAAAAACCATTAGAAACTTTAATCGAGGAACTGGCGGGAATGGCT